GAAAGAATGCCGCCGCCACAGGCTTGCTAACAAGCTGCATGTACCCGAGATGAAGATTGGCGTAAAAGTTGAATTTGATTTCAAATAATAGTTGACAGATAGAACACAGTTTGGTACAATAATAAAGTATCCAAGGAGGGATAAAATGGCTTCAACAAATGAAGAAAGAAAACGTTACGTCAAAGAGTATATTCGCTCGCTGGCGTCAATTGAAGAATGTATCGAACCATATAAGGAGCAGAAGCGAGAGCTGCGCTCTGAGTTCCGTGAGAACGGCTGGCTCAATACCGACGAGATCCGCGCCGCTGTGAAGGCGTATCGACTTTACAAGGGTAAGGTAAACATTGACGAGGTTGTTGAAAATTTCAATATGCTTGCGGGACTCATCGGAGATGAAGAAGAATGATCATTGAATACACCAGAACGCGAGATACGGCACACAGCCCACAGCGTGCGAATCCATCGGACGCCGGGCTTGATGTGTTTTACTCTGCGACGGAGCCGCAAGAGATTGTCGCGATTCACCCCGGCACCAGCCGGCTGATTCCAACAGGCTTGCGGTTTGGAACGCCTCACGGCTACATGCTTGAGGTGAAGAATCGCTCAAGTATCGCCTCAAAGCTTAGCTTGATTGTGGGCGCCTGCGTGATTGATTCTGGTTATGATGGCGAAGTCTTCGTTAATCTTCACAACATCGGCCGCGAAACGCGCGTCATTCAAGACGGCGATAAGATCGCGCAACTTGTGATGGTGCCGGTTGTACCCTTCAATCCACGTGAGAACAGAGATGGGGATCTCTATAATTATCCCATTACCATTAGCAACAGGGGCACAGGAGCCCTAGGGAGTACAAATGAGAGGAAATGATAAATACGATGTAAAGGAGACCAAGGAGTCTCTATATATGATTCGTAAACTATATGGTGAGACAGAGCTGGATCCTTCTTTCCAGCGATTGGGTGGAATGGAAAATGGCTCTGGCTGGTCCACAAAAGAATCAGAAGGATATATGTCGTCACTTTTCATGGGCTCTGTTTTCAACAAAGTAATGTTGGCCGCTGTTGATTCATGCCTTCGACATGCGAAAGACGAACAAGATCAAGAGTCCGAAGACTATTTCCAAGCTTTACAGGATCAAGGCCGCAAATATGTTAGCATCGATGGTAACAACACATCAAGTACAATATCCTGTTATTTAGATAATAAGTTTTCAGTATATACCGATGAATGCAAAAGCAAGCGAGGCAAGGGATATCCAAAGAAATATTTTAAAGATCTATCAGAAGCGGAGCAAGCTGATTTGCAATACACAGAAAAGCTGACTCTTTATACATTTAGGCGCATTGGAATTGCTGAGATGTGTGAGCTTTTCCGTCGCGAAAACACATCTACTCACCTGAATAAGCAAGAATATCGTCAGGCCAGCTGGTCTTCAATGGCAAAGTTTATTAGAGAGGAGGCAAATACATCAGATAATAGAAAGATTTTCACCAATTTGATGGCACTCTCCAGCGCTGATTTAGATAAGCGCAAACACGAAGAGGCTTTTGCTAGGTTCGTATATAAAGTAGAAACACAATACGCAAGAGATGCGCAAGCTAGCAATTTAGATGCGTTTTATGAAAATGCATCAGAGCTACCCACAGCGATTGAGAGGCATGCCGAGAAGGTTATGCGATTAATCGCCGCAATGGCCAAAAATCTTAAGTTGATTAAGAAATTTAGTTTGACACCGGGCCTGATTCAAGCTCTTTTCGATTTAGTGGGGTATATTTGCAAGGAACACAAAGATATTAAAATTTCTAACCCCCCCGAGTTTTTCAATTGGTTTTTGGAGCAAGATTTGGGCTTTAAGGCAATTTCGAATAAAATTCAAGAGGATGAAAAGAACGAAAAATCTTATATTTATTGGCTTACCGTCCACATGCAAATTACATGCTTTACAAAAACAAATCTCTTGTTTAAAGATGCATTTTTACAAAATTTTAATGATTTTATTGATGCCGGCGTGATATCAAGACTTCGAACAAATAAGGATTACTTTAGCGCCGATCAAAAGCTGGAGCTTTTTCGACGCCAGGAGGGCCTTTTAAGGACCGGAAAGAAAATATCACTTATTGATCTGTATACGGGTACCCTGGAGGCAGATCACGTGGTTTCAGTTAAAGATGGTGGTGAAACAACAATCGAGAATGGAGAGCTGATGACAATCCACGAGAATCGACAAAAAGGCCCCTCTTCCAACCAACCACATTTTGATCACCAGAGGGAACACTAAAACAATGGATAAAAAAACACAAAAAACAATGTTTAGCTCAAAGACAGGCGAGTGGGCAACTCCTCAAGAATTCTTTGATAAACTTAGCTGGCGATTCGGCCCATTTGATTTGGATCCGTGCGCTAATCCACATAACACAAAGTGCGCAAACTTCTATACAGAAGTAGAAGATGGGCTATCAAAAGATTGGACGGGACACACTGTGTTTGTTAATCCTCCATATGGAAAAGGTATTGACAAGTGGATCAAGAAGGGTTATGATATGTCAAGAGATGGAGAAACCCGAGTGGTGATGCTTATCCCATCACGAACCGATACAAAGTATTGGCATAATTATGTGATGAAGGCTTCAGAGGTATATTTTCTCAAAGGTCGGTTAAAGTTTGGAGACAGCGTTAACAGCGCACCATTCCCGTCAGCAGTTATAGTATTCGACGGCATAAACAAGCAACAGATATTTGGAACGATGAATCGATGAATCGTAAGGACCGGCGCGCCGCGGAGAAGAAGATGGGGAAAGATAATTCGCAAAAACTTACCGATAAGATTTTCCAGTTTGAGAATCTTCCGGAGGAATGCTCGGCATGCCTAAAACCGTTTGATAAGAAAAGCAAGAAGATGGCGGCAACGTGGAATGTAGTAGCCGCGGCTGATGCTGTTCGCTTGTATTGCCCAGAATGCTGGAGCACTGCTCGCAGAGTAGTAGAAGAATATAAAACTAGCAAAACTATTGAGGATTAATTAAATGAATATTGTACGATTATCAAAAAACGCACTTAAAAAAGTTGTGGAAGGAAAAACAGAAAATCAATTTAAATGTATTATTAAATTTTACTCAAATCAATGTGAGTTCTGTCATAATCTAAAGAAGGATTATCAGAAAATTGCAGAAGCATTTGAGAATGAGATTCATTTTTTTGCTTTTAACACGGCCGAACATCCTGAATTAGATGATGTGATTAAAATTAACGGGGTACCTACTATCGCATTTATTGATGTGAGAAAGAATCCTCGCATCTCTATTTTGAAAGATCCGAAAAAGCCCAACGCGAAGACGTGGTATGATCCAGAAGATATAATGAATTTTGTGGAGGATAATTTAAATGAATAAAACATATTCCTATGATGATGTATTGCTTGTCCCTCAATATTCCGACGTTCGCTCACGTTCAGAGATTGATATATCAACTGATTTGGGAGCAGGCGTTGAGTTGCAATTGCCTATTGTTGCGTCTCCTATGGATACTATCTCTGAAAGCGCAATGGGCGCTGCAATGGCAAAAGCCGGCGCAACGGCCATTATTCACCGTTACAACAATATCGAAGATCAAGTTAAACATATAAATCAGGTATCCCAGCCGGCAGTTGTTGGTGGTGCCATTGGAGTGTCCGGAAATTATATCGAGAGAGCACACGCATTAGTAGACGCCGGCGCCACCTTTCTGTGTATAGACGTCGCCCATGGCCACCACATAATGATGAAGGAGGCGCTTTGGGAGTTGCGTTTGATATTTGGAGATGACTACCATATTATGGCTGGCAACGTCGCAACGCTTGAGGGCATCAACGATCTTGCTGATTGGGGAGCGGACAGCGTTCGCTGTAATATTGGTGGTGGATCTATTTGCTCCACGCGCATACAAACAGGACACGGATTACCGGGACTGCAAACGATTATCGAGTGCGCGAAGACAGACAGAGATGTTAAAATTATCGCCGATGGAGGCATCAAGAACTCTGGCGATATGGTCAAAGCTTTGGCTGCCGGCGCAGACGCCGTGATGGTGGGCTCTTTGCTCGCAGGAACGACGGAGACGCCTGGAGAAATTCATATGAATGTGGAAGGTAAGCGCTGGAAAACTTATCGAGGAATGGCTTCTAAGGAGGCACAAATCGATTGGAAGGGTAGATACTCATCTTTTGAAGGCGTTGTCAGCCGCGTTCCACACCGAGGGCCTGCCGCGGCAATCCTTGAAGATCTTGAAAGAGGAATACGCTCTGGTTTTTCATACACAGGCGCCCGAGATTTGCGCGCACTACACAACAAAGCTAAATTTGTAACGCAAACTGCATCAGGCTTATCCGAAAGCCGCGCCCACATCGCCACTAGGGACTGGTAGTGTCGCAGGATGTGGCCAATCCATTTTTAGATAAGAAGGTTGCGTTTGTTGAGAACACCCACCAGCATGCCAAGCTTATCTTAAAGTTGCGACACGACGGAGTAACTCAATCAAAGTTTTTCCGTGCAATGATCGCCGGCTATATAGATGATGACGAGCGCATACAAAGTTATATCGACGAGATAAAACCACAGAATAAGAAGAAGAAAGCAAAATCAAAACAGTTGAGAGACAAAGGAAAGCAGAAGATGGAAGATTTTGGATTGAACGACGGAGAGATAGAGAATATATTCGACCTCATCGAAGAGGAGTACCCCGAGCTATGAAAAATGTCGACGGACTACGCGAATGTTCGCGGAGATGCATGAAAAAGAAAAAAGGTTGTAAAGAGAAAGAATGTAGACTATGGATTGATTTTCCCGATGAATATAATTGTACTTTAGTCTCTGTATATGAGAACGGCCCCATGACTTTGCGCGAAGTTGCCGAACGCCATGGCATTTCTTTCGCGAGAGTAAAACAAATAGAAACAAAAGCTTTAAAAAAACTTAAGTCTCTAAATTTAATAAGTTGTTTTCGTTTTTAAGGCTATTATCAAAACTCATTACTATTTATTTTTGAAGTTTATGTCATTGAACAAGGAGATTTTAAGATGGCTCGTAAGAAATTACTATCAGAAGGCGAAATTCGCCAATTTATGAAGCTCGCTAACTTGCGACCTATTGCTCAGGGCCGCCTTCGCGAATATTCGGCCGGCCCCGGCGATCGCGACGAGGACGAGGAGCTTGAGCGTGAGCTTGGCGATGAAGATCGCTTTGCCGACGAAGAGGGCGCAGAGCTTGACGTGGCTGATGACGAGCTAGCGGCTATGGATGACGCACCCGTCGATCCTGAGAAGCAGGAGATGCTCTCCAATGTGGTTATGGCTGTCGCTGATGCTCTTGGAATTGGTGATCAGGTCGATGTTGATGTCGAAGGCGACGTTGGCGCACCAGAAGAGCTTGAGGTGGCTGATGTTGATGTGATGGGCACCGGCCCCGAAGGCGGAGAGATGGAAGAATTCACCGCCGAAGACGAGCTTGTTTCCGAGATCGTTCGCAGACTTAGAGAAAAGAAGAAGAGCAACAGAAAGCTCTCTGGCG